CGTATACGACACCATGGCGAAACGGTCATAATGGTCCATCAGCTTGTCTGCCATCGCGGCTTGCAGCAAATAAACGTCATTCGGAACAGTAGTCTCCGATTGACTGCGAATGCTGCTGGCATACACAGTGTCCGTGGCAAGACTCAAAGCACCAAAAATGTTGGCCTTGATGTTAGCGCAGACTTGATGCCCAGGCATGCCAATGCTCAGCGAGTGTTCCGGGTGTCCAACGACATTGAGCGCCACATAGCGGCGACCAAGAGCGTTCTTCGGGCCTCCTACAACGCGCGGGCATTGAATTATCGGATCAAGCTTCTTCAACTCACGGCCCGGCAACCAGCCAGAGGCCACGGTGACGGGAAAGTACACACGCGTAATGGGAGTTAAAAACACACTCGCACGATTGACGCGGTTCCAGCTCAATTTCTGGACGTCGTACACAGACACCTTGACTGGGATCCCAAAGACACGTCGGGTAACCTTGAGGGTGTCGCCATGCCAGTCCATGAGATCGTGGCAGTAGGACGTACCACCTGGTACCATGCGGTTCCACTGGCCTTGCCCGTTAAACCAGCCTTTGCCCTCAACAGGATCGTCGAAAGCGGCAACCGTCAGAAGCTCGGTGTAAAGATACACAGGGTTCCAGTGGTGACCAAGGTAGGCGGACATGTCCATGTAGTAATCCACGTCAATGAGAGCCAACAAGTGATCCTCAGTGATCTCATCGCAATGCAATGGCGTTGCTAAGTCCTTGATCCAAAACCACCAGCGCCGGCCAGAGACACCGCGGCGCAAGTTGGAATGGGATGCTTGCTCATCGTAGTATTCCATGCCATTGTTAGCAGCAATCAGCCGACAATGGGCGATGGCTGCCGTGCGCTCAGCAGCATGTAAGCCATGCGTGTGGGCAGGTGGCACATGGGGCGCTGGAAATGGAATTCGAGTGAACTCGGACTTCGTCAAAAACGCATTGTATCCAAAACGTCCGGGGCGCGAGCAAGCACGAATCAAGCTCGAGCGCAAGTAATCCCAGGTTGTGACAACGTTGTACCGTGGTGTTAGCTCGTAAAACAGCTTGGCACAAAAGGCCAACGTCGTGAGGGCCGCGGCGCCCACCCAAATGCGAGATGCAACCACATGCGTGGTTTTCTCGGTCTCGAGCGGCAGCAGGCCATCAAGGCATGTGACCCATCGTGTGGCCATTGTCATCAAACACTTGGCGCCCTTAGTCGGGCCCAACAAGGGATTCATCACGGGCAAACGGTCAAGATTACCATTGGCGCTTTGCGTGAAATCACGGCTAAATGGGTATGGTCGTAACCCAAGTCCAAAGGGGCAGCTCACAGCCACACGTCTCAACAACCGTACACAAAAGTTGGTGAGGGCAGCACAGAGCCGGTGGAAGTCTTCAGGCGAGCCGAACAATTTGGGCATTGCCCAATGGGCCCAACGGTACGCGAACTGTGGCCGCTTGAGCAGCGTCACAGGACCATCGCACACCACCACCCATGACGGAACAGCAGGATGGGCGGCAACCGGGGCTCTAGCCAGACGGTAGCCACGCTCAAATCCATGCTGAAAAGCACGCCAGAGGTTCGCAAAGTAGTTCCACAACAATCGCAAGGGGTTCCAGCTGTCGATGACAGTTGGAACAAACGCATCCGGATCAACACGCCCGGGGGCTGGGACATGAGTCACGCCGCCACGGTGGTTGAGGTACAGCTCGACGGCTAAATAGCCGCCAGTGCCAACGGCGAGCTCCAACAATGGTCGAAGCAAGCGGGCACGAGACATAGAAAAGACAAGAGACAAGAGGTAAAGAAAAG